GTATTCAACCTCGATAGAATATGTTGACCACATAGACAGGTGTAGTTTGACTTGAAAGCGGTTGATAAACTGATTAGTGTCGTCTACGTAAGGCAGATACACCATGTTTTCAGCGTACAGCAGGCCAATGTCATAGTTATTATGAAAAAAATCGGCCGCATAGGCGCTACGGCTCAAGGTTTCTAGTCCTTCGGCCCTGCTCCGTGAACGGTCGATATCGGTGTCGCAAAAATCAACAGTTACAACGTATTCCCGTAATGTGGCCGTGATAACGTTACCTTCCGGGGTAACTTGGCTTTCACCTGTGTTTGTCCCTATACGGCGCGTCTGGCTCAAGTAAAACAATGTGTGCTCCCGTTCATCGCCGGGTAGCGCCATGTTGTTCTGGTTGCCCTCAAACACGCGCTGCGGGTCAAGCGTCGGCCGCATGTACTTCAACAGAAACTCGGTAACTGCGACGTTTATTTTTTTTTCTACATCAGATACAGGCATTTAGTTTCCCTCGCCTTCGTCGGGTTCTTCCGGGTCAGGCTCTGGCTCCGGCGCTGGCCGTGTTTGTAGTACCGGCGGCGTCACAAGTTGGGTGATTTCAAAATTCGCCCACCCTGCATGTGCTGACCAGTCTTCAAGCACTTTGGAGATGTGCCAGTAGGTCCCATCTTTGCGCTGGATGATATCACCTGTCCTACATAGCGGCACCCGCGATATACCGTCTACGGGCAACGGTTGACTACTGTCAACAAACATCTGCTCTGTATGCGGCATATCGGGCACGTTTTCGCTATGGTCAAGGGAGTTTTCAGCGTTCGGCTGAATCTGCGCTGCAATCGTGATTGGCTCTTTATAGTACGGCGTCACTCTCCCATACGCCACAGCCTGCCCGTCAGACTGATAAAGAGTAACTGTCTCGTCCGGGTGTACCGACGTTATTGAACCTCTCACTATAGCATGTAAATTCATCCCTAACATCTGTTATTCTCCTCTTTATTTTTCGTTGGCAATCTGCCAGCTAACAGCATTAATCATTGTCGATGTGTCAATAAGCGCCCGCTCCGGGTTGCTTACCCCTAAAGACTTCCCGTTCTTCATCTTCCGCCGTTTAGCCGCTATCGTAGCAGGCTTGTTAAGCCGTGGCTCTCCCGGCGGCCAGTTGCGAATAGTCATTTGCAAATCGGTACGCGCCGACGGTCCAAGTGCCCGCAAGGCTCGAACAAAGATATCCTGTTCGATGATGTGCCCCTTGAAAATTCTTTCAAGGAAGCCCAGCCAGTCCTTACTTTTTTCCTCGACGGTCTTTTGCATAAAAGGCCGTTCAGGAACGCCGCCAAGGCCTACATTTTGAATGTAGGCGATATACGCTACACTTTTCCCGTCCGGGTACGTTGACCCCTCTGGAAAGCCTATTTCCAGCTGCGGGTTTTGCTTTGCCAGCTGGCCGACAACTCTTTTAAAGTTGCCCAGCAGTTCCCCGCTACCGCCGCCAGCTTTTAACTCAACATGAAAGCCCATTGTACCAACGGCCCCCGCTGATATATTTTTGCATAAGCTGCCAAAGAAGGAAGCCGCATTGCGTCTGCGTGTACCAGTTGGGTTTAGCCAGCACGGCATACGAAACGGACACTTTACCTTCCGTCGCACTTGCCACGTTGCCTACTGCCAGCGGGCCGCGCATTTGCAACTCGGATAAATGACAGGTCATCAGTTCAAGGAGCTTTGCCCGCTCGTCGTAGTCTTGGACTGCCGAGGCGGGACCATTGTTGATTAAATAAGTGGCGGTATCGAAATTGTTTTCGATTTGCGCGTCCGGCAAAGTGATAAACGGATACTTTGTTTTAAAGTCTTCGAGGTTGAACTCAACAATGTTGTCTTCTCTAGACATAGTAGTATCCCCCTTATTCTACCGGGGTAACTGAACCTTCTCTGCCTTCTGGCCCTGCCATTTTGGCGGCAGGCTCAAAGCCATTTCTAAGCGCTTTGCGCTCGTCTGTTTCTGCTTCGACGCTATACTTGTCGTCTTTAGTAGCGCAGAACAGTAAATGTTCTTTGATTAGCCAAAATTCCGGATAGTTTTTGCAGAACCATTCCCAAGCTGCACGGGGGACGTTAGGAGTTACGCCATAAGCGCCGACAGGGTTAATGCCCTTTTCTTTGCCCCGTAAGTAGGCATTGTTCCCGCTAAGGATAATGCGTTCAATAGTGCCTTTAGAAGTCGGGATAGCAAGTTCCAAGTCCTGCGGATAGTTAAGACATAAGGTCACGGTATCAGTGGTATCAATAACAGCGCGGTTAGCGCTATTGATAGACTGTGCTTTGACCTTCTTTTCTTCCGCCGCTTTGGCTGCTTCTTCCGCCTGCTTTTCGGCTTCTTTAAGCGCCGCTTCATACGGTGTAGGCTCTGCTGCTTCTTCCGTGGCTTTCACAGCTTCGGCGGCGGCAGAGGTCGCCGCTTCTGCTGCTAAGGTTTCTTTGTTTTCGGTAGCTACTTCTGCTGCTTGCGCAGCTTCGGTTTTTTTCTTCGTCAGTCTCGCCATTTTTCTTATCTCCCTTTACCCTAAATTATACACCAGTCATTGTAGCAACGGCAAACGGTCTGTATAAAATGCAGCCGTAGGAAGTTCCGACAAATTTCTGCTTGAAGCTGGAAGTTTCAGGCACTAAGCGCATAGCACGCATTTTTTCAGAGAATCCGAATTCACCAGTAGGTTCGCCGTTAATGCTGCGGCAGATAAGAAGTACAGTGCTGCTGGTGGAGTTTTCCAGTTCCGGCAGTTGAGCAAATTTGATGTTCGGGGTATAGCGTTTAACCATGTCCATAACGGATACGTTGAAGTCAGTTGCTTTACCCAGCTCAACAGCAGCGGAAGGAGAAGTTACGAGAATCAAATCGCTGTCGTTGCGGATATGGCCTAAAGAATTTTTAGCCAAGTTCTGGAACAACAACAGATAGTCTGCGTAAATTTCTTTAGTAGTTTTGAGCTTCCAAGTGTTACCGCCTGCACCAGTTCCCGGAGTGATAGCAGCCGGACGGTTAGGCTCGTTCAGCAGGCCGTAGATTTCCATGTTTTCGACGCCCAGCAAATTGTATTTGTTTTGAGCAATGTCGATAGTGGTAGCTGCGGCGCGTTGTTTACGTGCTGCTAATTGCAAACGTGCTTTAGCTGCATAGTCTAGTTCACGGTCGCCATAGCGGATGTTGGTTTGAAATACGTATTGTTGACGGACCGGATAAGTCGGATTGACGTCAGCCATTCCAGCATTGCCGTAGTCGGTGTAAGCTTCTACAGCTCCGGTGATTTCGTCGACTTCAAAACGTGCATAGGATGTAGTCCAGTCGCCTTTTTTAACCTCTGCGAAAATCTCGCGGGAGTTGCGAGGCCCGGTCAGAATCTCAATAACACGCGGGTCAAGATAAGATGTAAATTCTACAGGTACACCGCTGTTCGGTTCGGTTACCATTGCGGCGTCATAAGCCAAACGCTCAATGTCGGCGTCGTTAGCCATAATGCCACGAATTTTATAGTGGTCGTCAAAAACGAAACCTTTTTCGCGCATAAGTGCTACTTGTTGGTCAATGTTCATTGGCATTTTACTATTCCCCTTTCTTGGCGGTAGCAGGAACAACAGCCCCACGCCAGTTTGAGATGATGATTACGTCGTTAGCAGAACCGGCTTGAATTACTTCAAAGTCAGTTTCTATGGCACCATCAACGGTTGTTTGTGCAGCTCCGGTTTTGATAGTACCGTTTGCCAGTACGGCAAAAACTTTCTGGCCGACAGTTGCTTCGGTAAGGGTAACGGCAAAGAAGTCGCCTTTTACCTCTACAGATACAGGATAGCCAACCGGAACAACGTTAGATGCTTCTACGTCAATTCCAAGCGGGTTGGTAATTTCGCGCACTGCAAAGCCCAGAGGACGGCCAGTGCCGGTAGGTTTAACGCAGCCTGCTTTGGACGCGTCAGCCCATACGAAACCGCCGATGTTGCAGGCAGCGCTAGCAACATAGCCTTTGGCGGTAGATACGATAGGGTTAATAGCTGCATATGCGCCCGGAATACCAATTCCGGGGTAAGTGTTTACAGTTTTTTGAAACGCCATTTTTTTACGCTCCTTTCTTATCGAACGCTGATTTTATTTAAGCCTTGCAGGTAGTCCGGTACGGAGACTGCGGAATCCATAGCAACGCGGCCAGCGCCCCATTTTTCAGTTTGTTTGCTTCTGCGCAGTGCGTCAACCATGCCTTTATAGGCGGTAGGTGCATACTCGGAAACATTGAAGCCTTCTGCTTTAAGTGCAGCGGCGTAGATATCATCAGCACTGTCATAAGCCAGCGGGTCAACTTTGCGGCCTAAGAATGCCTGACAGGTTTCAGCGGCGGCGTTGCGTTCGCGGAAACTTGCCTCGATTTTTTTACGTTCTGCCGCCAAAATGCTTGGCAGTGCGTCTTCGGCCAAGTACCTTTCTTCGCCCTCGCGTTCGTGGTCGCGGTCGATGCGTTTCGGGTCAGCTTTTTCGCGTTTCTCGCCGTATTTAACGCCCATTTCAAACGCTGCTCTGAAAGCAGGGTCTTTCATTTTTTCAGAAAGCTCGTCGTCTTCGCCTAAGGCTTTTTTCATGCCTTCGCTTTCATGTTCTTTATCCAGCTTTTCGCGTTCACCGGGTTTCTTTTCCAGCTCTTCACCATATTTGACGCCTTCTGCAAAGGTCATTTTGCCCTCGTCGTCTTTGGCGGCAGGTTTGGTTACAGCTTCTGCGGCTTCGTCCTCTGCTTTGGTTACAGCTTCTGCGGCTTCGTCCTCTGCTTTGGTGCCTTTCAAGCTAAGCAGGAAAGCACGGATTTTGTCTTTAGCGGCAGCTTCCAAGCCGGGGAAAAGCTTGTCGGTGATTTCGTCAACGGTTGCGTTTTCGTCGATATCTACACCAACATCGCGGGGAGAATATCCGCCCTCAACTTGCGCTTCCACTACTTGGATTGCTTTGAGCAGGTTACCTAATTCGGTTTCGCTCTTTTCAATGCCTAAGTCAGCGTCAGCTGCAAGAACAGAGTGCAAAGCTTTTGCGCGGCGTTGTTTAAAGCGCTGCACTGGCTCGGTAATTCTAAATTTTACCATTTCTTGTAACTCTCCTTTCGGGGTATTGTTTATAGCTAGCCCAGCGGGCATACTATCGGCAACAGCCACGTCAGAACCAGCTCGGCCACGTGGCACAAGGGCAACGTGATTACCCTTTATATCTCTCATTATAAAGTCATATGCGACGCCGTCAACCTCGCCCGGTGTGAAGTCAGGTGTGTAACGGTAGCTGCATGAAAGCTCTTTGAACTCTCCACGCTCGATTTTTCCAATGGCGTCGGCGTCCTGCACTGATATAGTATTGCGCAGATACGGAGCGTCAAACGTGGTATCGGTCCCGGTAGCTCCTACTCGGTGCTCTTTCTGCGGCTCGTCTGCGCTGTCGAAGTGATGTTCAAGCAGCAGCGGCAGGCCGTTGAAAGTCTCGGCCGCTTTGGCTAGCTCGTCCGGGTCACGGTATCCGTAGTATATCCCCGTGGGGTTAAGTCCCAGTTCGGCGGCTCCGGGTATCTCCCGGCCATAATAAGGATTGATACAGGCTTTGGATATCGGGCAGGCTGATACGTGCAGATATCCGTTATCATCTATCCTTCGGGCTGACGGGGCAGCGTCGAAGGTCAAATTGTTATCTTTTTCCACTTTATCACCTCTTAACTTGCATGAATAATTTTGAGGTATTTGTACGGCTTTTCACGGCATTTTATCTGTAAATTATGCACACAGTTTAAACGGTGTAAATCCTACCCCCCGGGGTAGGGTCTACCCCAAATCTACATTTGCCGTTTACTACAGTACGTGTAAATTCAATACTTTTCTCCCTTATTATAGCAAAAAAGTGTATATTTAAAGTCCTGTAGTACGTATTTACTAGGTTTCGAGCAGTTCGCTGATGTTTGGACGGTAAGTGCAGCGGCAGTAGGGAAGCTCGCCCGGTTTCACTTTTTTGCCTACCTCATAGTCAAACAATCCCTCGTCCAAGTCGAATTCTTTGCCGTCCATCTCCTCATGTGATTTACGGCTCGTTTTCTCGCCCGGAATATGTACCCATGTGCCAGTTTTTATACCCAGCTCCCGGGATTGGGCAAGTTCCAGCTCCTGCGTGGCCTTGTTCGTCTGGTCCATTGCAATCAGCTGCGCCTTACGCTCTGTAACACCTTCAATGTCTAGCAGCGTTTGATAAAGGCTTGCCATATCCCGGCCACGTTTGGCGCTTTCATATACACTTTTGATGATTTTATCAAAAAATGACGGGGCAATGGTCCTGATAAGGTTTACATTCCGTTCGGCAGCTTCTTCTAGTATGCGTTCATAAGCTGGTGTTACCGTGAATTTAATCGCCACGCCTACCCTTTTTAGTTCCGCCATTAAAGCCGCCCTGTTGGTTTTATCAATCTTGTTGATAAAGCGCACGGCCGCCCGTTCCGCCCGCTCCCGATTGAAGTCCATAATATACTGGTGGAATTTCCGCCGCAGTACCGCCAGAAGCTCGTCAAGGTTTACCTCTTGCCCCTCAATGGTGATATCATACGCCAGCTGGTCGCCCTTGAGAAACTTCTTGTAATTCTTCAAGACATAGGGGATAGCTGTTTTCATCATGGGGCGGATAATGCGGCGTATCTCGCGGGCATAGCTTTGCTGTATGCCTGCATTAAAGACGTGTGGCGGTAGAAAGGTCTGCCCTCGTCTTGTCCTTCTGCGTCTGGCCATTTACTCACCCCTGACTGCTATTCTCTGGCGGCGTGACGTTTTTTAACAGCTCTATCATCTCGCTATAGTCTGCGCTTGGTTCTTCTGTATCTTCTACATCAAAGTTAGCCATAAAATGGTTGTAAGGGCTATTATCACGCGTTTTAAGCTCCTCGCGTACTTCCTCTGGTGCCAATGCTCCCATAGCTATATAGAGGTTATCAGTTTCGGCTTGAGTGCGTCGAAGTGTGGCCATTACTTCCTCACTCTTTTCAGAGAGTGGGTTAAATTCGACGCTGATACTTTCATCAATTTCGCCGTATTCAATGAGTTGCAGTATCTTTACCAACCGTTCAAGCGGTTTTCTAAGCTGCCTTTCCTGCTGGCTGCTGATGTGCTTGTAATGGTTTTCAAGGTCGCTTTCCCCTGTAGCGTTCATGCCCTGCGGGGCGATACCCCACAGTTTAGTTGCTGGCTCCTGAAACATAGCCGCCACAAACTCCATTGCCTGCGATACGATTTCACGCACGCCTGATAAAGCTGTGATTTTAACGTCTACTTCTTCCTCTTCCTTGTCGATAAGGAGCACGCCGTCATTGTTCCGATTTTTGGCAAAATGATTTAGCCGGCGGTCGATAGACGCCCAATCAGCACCGGAGAGAATTTGTGCGTTGAGGTTTGTTTTGAATATGGTCAAACTGAATTTAGTAAGCAAACGTGCTTCTGCTTCCCGGCACTCGGTAAAGTGAGAAACTACGTCTAAGACGGTTTGCGCAAGTGGAATACCGAAAAAGTTATAAGCAGGTTTCAGCAGCGTAGGCAGCTCGTTTTGCGAAAAGTATAATACCCTGCTGCGGTGAATAGGTACGCCCATGACAAACCATGTCTGCGGATTGTAGTAATTCTGGCTCATTGGGTTAGTAGAATCATATTCCCCCGGCGAGATATTGAAGGCTTCCAGCAGGCGCAGACCTTTGATTTTCTTACCTAGAAGGCCATCGGCGGTAAGCGGTATCGCATTTACTAAGTCTTCGGGGCGCTCTCCTTCGTAGTCCATTCCTACAAGACAACCGCCCATATAGCCGTTGTTGCAGATAGCTTTATAAAACATATCTTTGACGTTCAGGCGGTTTAACTCCGATTCAAGAAATTTAATCTTCTCCCGGCTTTCTTCTTTTTCCGTGGTGAGTTTCCAGCCTTTTTCGGTCATTTCAGAGGCAATCATCTCTATGCCTGTCCTGATAAGTGGGTTTTGCGTCAGCGCTGTTAAATAGCCATAGCCAAGAAACTGCGGATAAACGTTATCACCCAATACACGCATGGTGTGAAGTATCAAACTGTGGCAGGCGCTCATAGCTTCATCGTTGGCGGCCTGTGCTTTTGCGTCCGGATTTCCCATAGTCTCCGGGATACCGAACATGGTCTGTACGTCTTCCAGTCGCGGTTCAATAAAGATGTTATTGTTATTACCGCTATTAATAACGTTCAGTGCCTTTCTGTGCGTCTCATTTACAGACATAGGACTTATTACCCTACTTCTGTTTAAAAGCTCCGTACTGCGGATATTAAGCGGTTTAAACTGCTTCTTTTTCACTTTGTAATACCCCCTGATTATGAAATTCGCAAAGCGCCCTTGTTTTGGCATAAGTAGTTTACAGCGTCTATAGTGTGGTCGTTGCCGTCGGGATACGTCGCTATAAAGTTCCCGTTTTTGTCTTTTTTTAGTTCGTAGTTAGCAAACTCACGGGCAGCATTCGGGCAGCGGTTAGGGTCTATGACTATTCGCAGTAGCTCTTTGCTTAAATAGTCGTATCCAGCCTCACGGCTTCCGGGTCCCTTTTTGGCCGGTCTCACATTTATACCATAGCTTCTAAGCGTGTGCACGCTTCGGGGCTCTACATCTGATATTATAAGCTCATTTCCCGGGTTTTCTTCTCTTATGTGGTCTGCAAGCGTCCACAGCGGACACTGCACCTGATAATATTCGTTGTATATGTATAACGTTCGCCGTGCTGCGTCTAGGTTGCCGGTCATATACGCCAGCGGGTCATTAGCAAAACCAAAGTCAAGGCCGCGTTTGATGTTGCCAAAAGTCTTTATTTCTTCGTCCGTTATCTCGCGCAGGACCAAGTTGTTAAATACCTCGCCGCCAGTGCCGGTAACGTCGCCTAAAAACACATGCCGCCACCTGCGGGGTGAAAACTTACGCAGCGTTTCGGCTTCTGTTACAATCATGGGGCCTACCCATTCGGCCGGGCCATACAGGTAGTTACTCTTGTGTACTATCTTTTCAGGGGTCTTTTTCTGCGTCTCGACGTTTACCCAGCTGCTTAACGACTGCGGCGGGTTGTAGGTATAGAACACCCAGAATTTATCTCCACCACGCATGAACGATAAACGGGCGTTGTCTACTTCTTCCATGCCGTCATATTCTGCCAGTTCTTCAAACCATAGCACGGAATAGTAACCATTGGATACCTTAATCGACTTCAAGGTGTTGCTGTCGCTAAGTCCGAAAAAATTAATCTTCTGGCCAGTAGGCTTATAAATGATTTCAAGCGGCGACAGTCTGGCGATGAAAAATTCAGTAAGTCCCAGCTTTTCTATCGCCCACAGCATTTGCTCATAAACAGTTTTTCGGAGCGTGTTATCTCTTTTCCGGATAACAGCTACATGCGCCGCAGGATTATTTATGAGCAGCAGTATGGCCACTATGGCGGTAAACGACGACTTGAAACTGCCACGGCCGCCGCATAGCCAGTAATATGTATATGAGTGCTGCATTACTGCGTGGTACAGGCCATAAAACGCAGGACCTATACAGTCAGTCAGCTTTATCTGTTTAAGCCTTGTCTCCGGTGTCTGGTTCTGGTTCTGATAATTCATCTTCTCCCGTCACTCCCATTTGCTCTGCCAGTTCCGCAGCTCTGCGCTCCATTTCTTCCTCGCTCATGGTCGGCTGGATAGGTACGCTCTCTGCCGCCGGAAGCGCCCCCGGAATATCAACGACTATCTGCGGCGTGATATTGACGTTCACAGCCTTTTCATTAAACAGCTTATGATATCTGGCCATTCCTTCCGTGCCTGCTCTGTGCAAGCTAAGGCGCTGCACGGTCTTACCTATTAAAACGTATTCTTTATCTGGTCCTTGACCTCTGGCGGCATAGTTTAGTGTCTCGATAGTCTCGACAAGCTCGCCGCGCATTTGTCTGGTAAGATTTAACAAGGTCTCGTTTGCATCGGCGATTTCTTCCGTTTCGATTTTTTCGCGAAGCTCATTAAGATACGTCTGTACCCACGGGCGCCGCAGTATCATATACGCCCGTTTAGCCGCGTATGTGTCGCCATAGCCTGCCGCCAGCGCGCTTTTTTTCGCATTGAAGGTCTTCATGTACTCACGGCAGAATTTCTTTTCTTGGTCGGACGCTACGCGCACGTACCCCGGTCTGATTTTGGTTACCGTCGCTATATCCTCTTTAGGTGAGCCGCCTTTTTTGGTATCCTCTTGGGAGACACGTACGCGCCCCCTATGCTGCTTTTCTATCTTTTCTTGCTGCTCCTCATATTTTTCCCAGAAGTTGTTTTCTTCTTCCGGCGTCGAAGCGTCAAGGTTTACTTTTTCCAGCTCGGCCGCTATGGCTTCCGGCGTTATCTGCTGCGTTTCCTTTTTCTTTCTCAACATCTTCACCCCACTTTATTGTTTCACGTGAAACATCTGTCTATTTGTTCCATTATAACACAAGAGTAGATATTATGAATATTCTAACTATACATGATATAATATTGTTATATAACTTTTAGAAGGCGGTGTTTGTAATGAGTTGGCTTTTGTATGTGTGCCTTGACCTGATTTTTACTGTATTATGTTATTTAACTAACTGGTTTGTCGTCATTTTTGCTGACGAAAAAGGGCAGCTGCCTAAAGTGTTCAAACTATGGCAAACTTATGATAACCCCCTTGATATCCGCTGGCAGGTGCTCGAAGTCGTCCCTAAGTTCCTGCGTTATGACTTCGACAGTCACTATATTTATCACTACGAGATGAAAGGCGACGGCTATATGCGTCCCGGCTTCGTGCAGCTCTGGTATAACGACTTTACCACAAAAGAACGTGTGCAGCGTTATTTCTGCCGCCTGCTGTGGCTTATGCGCAACAATGCCTACGGTTTCGGCTACTATGTCACCGGCCGGGCGGTAGACTTTTCAAAGGTCAAAGTATTGCGGAAAATCAAGGAACTCAACAACGAACAATGGTTTAGCTATGTTCCCGGCTTTCTCGCCCCTTGGTCCTTCTACTACTGCAAGCAGTATTGCCCTTGGTTCCGGGTCCGCCTGTACCTCGGCTGGAAGATGAAGTTTCTCGACGATTACACGCAGGTAAACCGCTGCCAGATAGCTTTTTCGTTCAATCCGTTCAAGGGCCTTGAAGAAGATAGCACCGGGGGGGATAAAAATGAACTGTAAAACATACGAGCCGGGGGAACTGCGGGACTTACTAGGCCTGTCTGATAGCCAAACCGTAGCGGACCAATTAGCCGCTATATCAGACTTTTCAGCGTGCATAGGCTATAACACATGCGCCGACGTTATAAAAGGCGTCAGAAAGGCGGATTTTCCGCCCTGTAGGGCTTACCTGCTGAATGTTGGGTCAAGATGTAGCGTCGTCGTTACTAATCGTCCTGACGGAAGTATGGTATACAAGCTCTACACCTGCAAGGACTTTGCCGAAGCAAGTGAATTTACGCACTCATTAGTTGATACTCTTTATATGCCCATACCGCGCCTGATGAACCGTATCAATGAGCAGCTTACATTTATCCCCCATTCTAACCGCCTGAACGTATCAAACAACAGCTATAACGTTCTGGTGACTATTACCAACCGCCAAAACTGCACACTGACTGTTACGGACAACAATGTTGACGATATCCCCGAAATGCTGCGGGAATATGATATCACCATTGAGCCGAAACGCCTGACCAAGTGCCGCAGCGTTATAGCTTTTTACCGGGAGTTATACGGCTATAGCCGCACGGAATTAAATGACTTGACCGGCATCAGTCCCACGACACTTGACCGCTACGAACGCGGGGAAAGGTCACTTTTAAAAACCAACGTCTATTATATTATGCTTCTGGCCAGAGTATTTAACGTCACGATTGACCACTTAATAGAAAAAGAAATACAGCTTAATCCGCAGGCGCTAAAAGAACTGGAAGAAGAATATTGAAAAGAAGGTTCCCCAAAAAATGAGACAACTAAAAAATTCTGATTGTGTTTATATCGTTCTCGGCGGCAACGCCATACCGCAAGAAAGGGCGGCGCAGTTTTGGACTAACGGCGGCCGCCGCATTGGCCGCTACAGCAATAAAATGCAGGCCTACCGCCAATATTGCACCCTGCGCATTCAGGAAGAATGTAGCAAGGCAGGTTTCTTCAAGGAGAAAACGCCGCTTCGAGCTGATTTATACTGCTTCCTGTCTGTGCCTGCGTCCAGAACAAAAAAGTTCCGGGAGCTGGTCGACCAGCGCGCAGCTTACCCCATAGTTAAGCCCGACAACGATAACCTGTACAAGGCCATCACAGATAGCGCAGAAGGCGTAGCGTTCGCCAATGACAGCCAAATCATCAGCACTACCATTCACAAGCGCTATACAAACGATAATCCGTTTTCTGTCCTCGTTCTTTCAGTTGTTGAAAATGATGAAGACAGTATCCTTTGGGATGTGTATGACAAGTTCAAACGGCACAAAAACGTGCTCGACTAACGGGCAATGTTTCACGTGAAACAAATAAAGCACTGTGAGGATTTCTCACAGTGCTTTTTCTATTAGCTTCTTACTTTATACCGGGAAACGTAGCCATTCAAGTTCTCTGGCGGTACTCCCACTTTGGCGGCAACATCTTTATAAATCATGCCTGCCCGAATAAGATTAAATATTTCATCGTGCAGCTCCCGCCAAGGGTATATAGTACGCATTTTAAATGGCTTATACTCTGGATTTTTTTCAAGCTCCCTGAATTCGTTGTAATTTCTTTCATTGTCCTGCTCAACGGCTGCGCTCGTCTGTATTGTCGGCGGGGGGGTTACTGCCGCCGCCTGCTTTGGCTTTATGCAGTCCGCCGGGATGTAGTGAGCACCAAAAATGCACTCTGCTAAGCCCAGAAACGGGCAGAAAACTACTCCATTATGTCTATGTAATCTAAAACATTCTAAACAATTCCGCAATTTATAACGTTCCTTTCAAGGCCATATAGTCGCTATCGTATTCGAGTATGCGCCCGCGATAGCTGTTTTTTATCGGTGCTTCGGCTATAGCTCTGGCGATACGTTCGCTGTAGCCGGGGTTAAGGTCATATGTCCCGGCAGTATATGTATAAGCCGCAATCCATGAGCCACAAGTGTTGAAACTAAATTTAGGTTTTTTATAGCAATATGGCATATCCGGAAGCATGGCTTCTACATCCCTATAATTCCAATCAATCGGGCAATTACTGCATGAATCCGTGGCGGCACAGGCAAAGCAGTAACTTTCAGCCATCGGTACTATGCCGCCATTAATCGTCCATTCTGGCCAGTTCTTTTTATACTTCCGTCCGTGCGTGTCGGCGAGCCAGTTCCACATTCGCCGATGTAGATATCTGTAGAATACGCCACATGTTTTGCCGTCACGAATGCCGTTTAATTCAGTATATATCATTTTGCCCCTGTCCACAATCTACGCTCCCATTTATCGTGGTCGTCCCAGTAGTTTCCGATGATTAGTACATCTTCGATTTCTTTGCGCGGGAGCGGCAGACGCACTTTTGCCGCCGCTTTGAAAACGCCTTCAAATAAATCTAATTCAATGCGAAACAAGCATGTTTCCCATTCGATGTTTTGGGTTATGTAGTCTCCGACAAACAGCGGAATGCGCGCAGAATTTAGGTTCTTTGCATAGACGCCTATAAATCTTTGGACTGTCAGCGGGTCTACTTCAATGGCGTACTCGCCGAAGTATATACCCATTGCCCCGGCCGGACTGCCGAAGGGTATCGCTCCCCGCTTTTTCCAGTTTTCGTAGTTTACAATATACAGTTTTTTGCCAAACTGTACCAGCTGGCCATAGATAAGAGTTGTCTCGTCCGTTATATCTTTTGGCATGGCGCGATAAAACAAGTCCGTCCGCTCCATGTAGCTTAAATACTCAATGTCTTTTTCGCTTATCTCCATACGTTCCCCTTCTTCCATATTTTTTAATCGCGTCTGTTAAAAACCGCTCTACTTCTGCGGCGGCAGGAAGGCAGCTTACCCCGGCAACAATTTTCATATTCTTATCCCACACAGTGACGTCCCACGGCGTCCACGGGCTAAAACGCTCGATAGGCCTATAGTAAACTACCGCCATAATTTCGCCAAGGTCAAGAAATGTCTGTATAAAAAAACGTGCGTTTACAAACTCATTTATGGCGCCGTTCATCAGCTCCGCTTCACCTACCATATATTTTCTGTACTTTCCCAAAGCATTATCTATATCGCGCTTATAAACGCAGATATGCCTTTCTGTAAGCAGCGTAAGCATGTTCAGTACCCCCTGAATTTATAGTAAAGCACAGCGGCGGCTATACTTACGGTTATAGATACGCCCCATAAAACAAAAGGTTCTGCCGCCATGTTATCCACCTTTCTTTACCACGTTACCCTTGACGTCTAAAATCTGATATCGTTTCGCTTTAAGCCTGCTGACAATCAGCATTGCTTCTTTCATGTTTTCAAAATGTTCTATCATGCCGTCACGGCGCGACAGGGCGAACGTCGGGCGGTTATCTTCTTCGATGAAACAAAAGTATCCTTTACGGGGAATGTATAATATATAGCGTTCCCGCTTCTGCCCGACGGCTTTAGATTGCTGGCCGCCGTTTTTTGCGGTGGCCATGCGACCGTTGACATCAAATCTTGCCAGCAATACGCACGTGACGAGTGCCGCCAGTGCGGATAACATCACAGATACTATAACTGTTGTCACACCATCCATATCGCACCATTGTACCCGTCTCTGTAAAATTTGTAATAAACAGGGTTTTCTTCGTTATCCGCTTTTTCGTTCTGGTAGTTTAAAATCTCCTTAACTTTGCGGACCGCCAAAGAAAAGAACTCATTATTCAATATCAGTTGACCGTCGATATTCTGGCATTTTTCACACAAAATGTTATCCAGCTCATTAATGAGCCATGTTTCATCTGGATTGGTGCTTAAAATGCCAACTTTGACCTTTTCGCCGCCAACGTAAAACTCTTTCTTATACACGTTAGTCATAACTCGCTTTTTGCCCCCTTCGTAGAAATATACTGTTGTCTTTTTCGTCGTTATTCACTCCTTTCTACGCTTTATTATACACCCCCCTCTGCATATTGTCAACAGTTTTATTTCGCCTTTTACATAAAAAAGCCCCGGAAGTCCGGGGCTTTAGATTATTCGCACTCTTTTACGGGTTCTTCTCCTGCTTCTTCTTCACATTCCAGGATTACAGGCATTTCTGCTGCTTGTTCCGGAGCCTGTTCATCCGGCATATCTACAATCATGGTTGCGATTTTATAATTGACTTTGGCCAGTGCGTCACGTTCTACGGCTGATAAGATTGCTTTGTCCAGCATATCACGTGCTTTAATCAATTCCTCTGCCGTTATCCGGTCGGGTTTGGTAAGGATAGTTACCGCCGAATTCATGCAGGCACTTACGGACCATTCAGCCAAGCTTTGAGCTTTCAGGCTTTCTTTTTGGGTAGTCTGGTAGTTTTCCACAGATAATGCTTTCATGTTTTTTCATTCTCCCTTTTGATTTTATTTACAGGCCGCCATGATAACGGCCGCCGTGGCCACGCCAATAGCAATATTTCTTTCAGCTTTTAGCCGCCGCTGCTGCTTCTTCATTTCGGCGTTGTACTTCTGCAATGATTCGTTTGCCTTGTTCAATAAGCTGGCCGTCTCTTTCTGCTGCTCCCACGCCTTCTGCTGCTCCTGCTTGGACGCTTTCAATTCGGCTTTTAAGCTCGCTGATTCCTTCTGCAATGCCTGCACTATGCCGTTCAGCTCGTTCGATAGCGCCAACAGCTCGTTGTAACGTTTCTGCGATAGCTGATTGCTGCTGCTCAATTCGCTGAATATCTGCTGTAAGCTCGTCAATTCTTCCTGCGTTATCGTTATCACCTGCACGCCAGCCGGTGACGTAGGCGCCGACGCAGAAGCCGACAACGGCAACGAGCAGATAAGGCAAAGCAGAATACAGATAGTCCTTAAAGCCTTTTTTATCCACACTATCCACAAGTTATACACACCCTTCTTTTCTGTCATCACGGTTGCAAAAGGTTATATACCTCCGGGTTGTTGTAAGTGTGCCAGATAGCTTTGCCGCGGATAACGTCGCCACCGGGCTTTGTGTATTCGTCCGCCCCAAGGTCTACCAGCTTTATCAAGTCCCAGCGCATATCAGGGTCGCCACTGTACAGGCCGTACCCGTCCAGTTCGGCCCATTCGCTATGCGTCCGGAAGGTGTTCGCAGTCACACCGAACGGGGCCATTTTGGGCGCGCATTTGGTAATAACGGCAACGATTTTTGCCATAGCGTCAATCTGCGCGAACGTTGGCGGCACACTGCCGAAATTGACGCTGCCATCTTGATAAATAATAGCGTCCAGACAGCAGCACATTGATACCCCTATGTTCCCGGTATTGCGGCCGTAGGTATGCGCAAGTACGCTGTCTAATGTAACGCCATTCGGCATTAATATTTCGCCGTCATCATTTATCAGCAGGTGATAATCGCTGAAATACTGTTTGTATCTGCCAGCTGTCCAGTGTCCAGTAACGGTATGCGCTGAACACGCTCTAGCTTCTGCTGCAATGTCCGTCAGCGTCACTAGCTTGCAATCTTCATGGCTTATCTGCATATCAATTCCCCCTTTTTGGAAACTCTCTATCCAACATGTAGTCAAGCACACGCTTGACTGCGTTAGCTATGCTACTATAGCCCAGCTCAACTAGATTCTCGTTGATACTGGTCATTTCGACCATAAAAATAACCATCGACACGCTGCCCGGCAGAATGTCGGAAGCGACTAGATTTATACCCAATTCATGTATGGGCGGTATGACTTTGGCGGCATAAAAGGCTGTGATGATTGTTGCATTGTAAAGCAGCATTTTTTCAAGTATGCGGCTAAAGCCCCGGCTTTCTAGGTAGCCTTTCTGCCATGTTTCGCTTTTGAAAAAATAACAAATCGCTTTTCGCAGGCTGATGTTTTCTAGCGGGTCGTTCGGCTGATACGTGTCGTGGATATATTTTTTACTCAAATATACCCATTTGAGCACGGTGTCGAATACTATCATCAGCTGCGCTAATATAACGACGCCCCAAAAGTTCGGGCCGAAAATCTCATTTCCAAAAGTCCATATCACTACGGCATATGTCCATATATAGGCCTTGAAAAATCTATCTAAAACATATCTGATGTTGTTCCAAGTTTCAGCCATGTTAAAGCCCCCTACGATTCTTTTTATTTATTATATCGTAAGGAGCTGTGCAAAAACAATTCGCAGAGGACTAGCAGCAGAAAATGCAAATTACCGCGAATGCCACCTGCATTTATTACAGTTTAATTCAAAAATAGGCGGGTGACACGCATACATAACTCGCTCTACGTCCTTACTTTCACAGGCTGGACAACAACCAAGTCTCTTGGCAGCATCCATACACGCCAGCGAGAATTTGCTTTTCTGTTCCCTATCGGCGTTAAGTAACGCTGTTATAACCTTAGCTGTTTTCTTACTACCCAGCTTTAATATGGGCTTTTTCTCCGGGTCGTCCTCGTCGTAAATAGAAAAAAATACTGTATCATCTGTAACAACTCTTTCTTCCTTAAACACTCAATCACCTTCATTCTGTAACTGTTTAGCGATTTTGCCTGAAAGCTTTTTCAGGCATGGTTTACATAGGTATATCTGATTGCTTTTGTAAGTGCTTGGGATAAAAAAACTTCCTAAAGATATGCGGCAATATACTTCATATGTTGCCTTTTTCTTATCACAGCAATCACATAAGCCTGCCGCCTTAACCTTCCTGACATTAATCATTTCCCGATATTTCTCGCATTCCACTTCTTAACAAGCTCCAATATGCCATCTTGTACGCTGCCGTATAAAACCTTGCAACAGCTTTCACACTGGATGAAAAAGTTCTTGTCAACTTTAAGCCGGGGCTTTTTGTTCCCGCACTCTTGGCAGGCGTTTATCTTGACATTTAATGTTCCGGTATTTCTCTTTCTTCTGGTTCTGCTGGTCCTGTTGGTAGTAGTTCATTTTTATTCCCCTTTCTTGCAGCAAGGCAGGCCGCACAAGCGGCCTGCTATACACTTCCCTAATTAGTTATATAAATTTTTCTTGCTGCCTGCGTCGTTTCGTTCGGCCTTTAAAGCCTTCAATAGTTCTATCATGTCGCCCTCTAGCTCTGTGGACAGTTCTTTGCCAGATTGTATGCTTTCAATTAATTTATCCACAAGCTTCATCATTTCCACGTTTTCCTTATGGTGTTTTAGCGATATCTTGCCAAGCTGTTCGATATAGTTTTCAATTCTCGCTTGAGACATGGCCAGAATTTTCAAGCTACAGTTGTTATACAGGCTGTAGCTTTCTTCTGTAACGTCTCTGCTAGTAAAGAGATGTAGAACAAAATGCGCGCCTTCTGGTTCTAAAAATTCTTCAAGCTCTTTAAGTTTATTGATTATCGCTTCCCGTCTGGTCTCATTAATGCTCATTTTTCGCAACCTCTTTTATCAGCATTTTCTTAAAAGCCTCACCCGCACCTACTGTTCTTTTGATTGCTTCTGCAAAAAACATCTCTGGTTTAATGCCAAAGCCTTCCTGCGCCGTCTGCACTAAATGAACAACGCTATTAATACACCTGTCGAAACTTACACGGTTAGCCATGACTAAATAGCCACTTGCTTCTTCCGTTTGTGCCAGTGCAATGTCGTTTAAGTTTGAAGCTTCTTCCTGTAGATTTTCTCTTGTGATAATCACAATCCTACACCTCTTTCAATTTTTAGATATAACCTTTGTCGTCCAACGCTTGAATAACAATGTCTGAATTGTATTCTTGAAGTTTCTTTTTCATCTTAAACCTGTCAATTATCCACCAGATTAATAAGCCGCCACCGGTAAGCAGCATTGCAGCGCCGCCTACATAGTCTTTAATATAGAAGCGGTGAAAGCCGCCAACTCCGAAAAAAGCATGTAAGTGTTTCATCTTTTCCCAGCTTCTAATATTACGGCTGCAACGCCGGAAGATGATTTCTCGCTGCTCCGGCGTAAGCTTTGCCAAAGCATTTATGCAAAGTTCGTCTAAAGCGTCTTCATAGTCGCTAAACTTGCCAAGCGGATGTTGCGGCTTTACTTCCTTGAGCGGTGGAAGTTTAGCGCCACCATAGCCCAATGTCTCTCTTAAATTATCCAATACCTTCATTCCCTGACCCCCTAACTAATCACTCAAAAGCGTAACCGTTTTTTTCTAAAAGTGGATATCCTTCATCATCCTTACTAGCGCATAGCTTGCCATTAAGATTTTTCGGCACGTCGCTTATTATTTTCTGCGCTCGCAGAAGCGAATATCCTACACTTTTGTCACGCTCTTTAAAAAACTTTTTCGCTAATGCTCTGGCTTCACTATAGTTGTAAGCGAATGTTACTACACTTTCTAGGTCTTCACGGTTGGCCACGCTCACGCAGTAAGCGTTTACGTAGTCATACTGTTTTATCATTGGCAACTTTACATCACCTCACAATCATACCTGAACGCCATATATCGCGCTCAACAATGGCTTCTGCCAATGCCCCGCCGTAGCTCCACCCAAAGGAGATAACAGCTGCGGCTGCTGCCAGCATGACGATAGCCAGACAAGCTAACAAAAACATCTGTTTTTTCTTCATTCAATCCACCTTACTAATAAATATACAAGCCATATTCCATACAGGATAAATATAGCAGCCGCTATATCACAGCTTAATATTTTTCGCGCCTTCTGTATTATTATTCTTTTATTCGGGCTCGTCTATTGTTCCCCCTTTCTATGTCTATATTATATACCCCCCTATGTTCAATGTCAACACTTTTATTTTGGTTTTTTCTCCATATCGATATATTCGCTATAGCCCGGCTCGTCTTCCAGCCCCTCAAAAAACTCTGAAACAGTCATTCCCAAGCCGTTAGCAACTTTAGCGATATTTTTCATCGACAGGGTTTCTGTTCTGCCTACTTCAAACTTGGACAGCGTACCATATCTTACACCCGAACGCCGGGCAAGTTCAGCAGGCCAGATACCTTTTTTGCTGTATTCGCTGTAAATCTTCTTAATGATGAAGCGATTAAGCGGTGTAGCTGCTTCCAGCTTCTTTAGTAGCAGCTTTCTGCCTGCTGTCCATTTGGGCAGGACTTTGAAAGTATCTTCATATTTTCTCTCTTGATTCATCTTTTGCACTCTCCTTGCGTGTATCTACATAAGTATATATTAATACACTATAGTGCATTTGTCCACAGGCTTTGATGGTTTTTGATGTCCCTGTTTGAGCTGGTAGGCATAGAAACCCCTTACCACGAAAAAGACAAGTATATAGTATGTCTTAATCGCGTAAATAAGGGATTTTCTATAAAGTAAAGACGGTAGTCCCCGCCGTCGCTGTATAGGTTTTGGCAAATACTGCACATCATCACACCTCTACGTCCTAGCTCTGTGCTTTTCCCCCGTGCTTTCGCACCCGTAGCCGCCAGCCGTGCATTTTATAGGGTATGGCTCCCTAACCGCTGCACACGGTACCACGATAGGCCTTTGCCGTCTCGCCTGTATAGGCCCTTTATCATAACCTATACAGCACATGTACTTATATCTGCGCTCATACATGCGGGGCAATGATTTTATATACTTGGCACATTGCAGGACTAACAGTTTTTTATACTAGGTCTGTGTACGCCTAGTCGCTGTTAAAGCGGTTTCTGTTATTTAGTTTTAGATAAAGTCGCCATTTGCTTTTATATAATTGTTGACAATGTATGTCGATATTGATAGAATAGTTACAGAAGCTTAAACCGGCCCTGTTTTGGGCAAAACTAAAGTAGGCTCCATGATTCAGATTTTTTAAAATCGAGTTCATGTAGTTGTAGAAGTCATAAACCGGTATACACTGGCCTTATGAAGTCACAGTTTGAAGTTTTAAACGGTTTGAAGTTTTAAATGTCTAGTGAGCATTTTAAAACGGCTTCTATTTTTTTTGCCTTCTTTGATTATAGTCGCTGCCGCCGGAAGCGTCAATCTTAAATTTTAGCGCATCTCTTCCCCCCCAGCTCCCGAAATCTCCGCTAATCTCTGTTTTACTCCGTTTTTCGCGTTTTTTCGCTGCTTTTCTCATGTACGAAAAAATTATGTTGACACAGTCCCGGTTTGGGTTTAAACTTTACTTGTGCAACTCCTAATAAATATATCGTTCTTCAATTAGTCTGCGCTTTGATACAGGGACCCAGAACAAGGGTAGTATAAAGCGGTGTTCCAGACGGGGAAAGCGCCATCTCTGGTTCGTACTCGGAGAATGGCGCTTTTCTTTTTATGTGTTATATTAATAACGGTAGCTAACTTGTCTGCCTCTCTCCCTTCATTTTTCATTCTTCCTCCGGTATGACCTCGGCTGCTTGTCGGTCGGGGTTATATTTTAAAATTTATTTTATACCCCCTCTTGATTATTTGGTACTAAAGTTGTATAATCATATCAAAGGCAGGTGAATAATTTGAATAAAGTAAGTAAAAAATGGATATGGATAGGCTTGTTGTGCGTGGCCTATGATAGTTTTATCGCTCGGCCGTTCTGGCGTGTGATTGACGCTTTGGCCGATGTAGTGTTTTTCATATTAAATCCAAGGCGTGTATATGAACCTGAATTCTGGCTGTTTGTATTGATTCTAGTGTTGGGGGTGTTCTGATGTTAGTATGTCTTCGACACATGGACAAAAACAAAAAGCCTTACGGACCTAATGAAGTCTACGTTGTAAACTCGCTCCAAAAGTTTGTTGCGCTTGTGATGAATGAAAAGATAGGCTGCACATTCCGTCAGCTGTGTGAAGAATACGGCATAGCGGGGCAGGATTCCCCACCGCCAGACGTTTACGCAATGGCGATTAAAGAGGCTTACTATCATCACGGTATCGAACTTAAAATATCAAATAAAGGGTAGGTGATTGTTATGACTGATGAAATCAAGTTCCCGCTGTTGAAAGCCAGCGATATAGATGTACGTATCGACGACTTGCGGGAGATGAACTATAACAACAGCTCATACGTCAAATGTCGGCTGCTGCTTTATAAAAACGCCCGTGTTGATATGAAGTACCTTGACGCAATGTTCGGGCCGATGAACTGGCAGCGCAAACACACGCTGATAAACAACGAGCTTTTCTGTTCGATTGAGGTATGGGACCACGACAAAAAATGTTGGGTCTGCAAAGAAGACGTAGGTGTAGCGTCCAACTATCAGGCAGAAAAAGGCCGTGCTTCTGACTGCTTTAAAAGGGCCGCTGTAAATTGGGGTTCTGGTCGCGAACTTTATACAGCGCCGAATATCACATTTAACTTGGCCAAGAACGAAGCGTCTATAGACGGTAAAAAAATCAAAATCGCTTTTGGGGTAAGCTTCCACGTTGGGCATATCGCCTATAACGATGATAGAGAGATTACAGAACTGGTTATTTTGGACGCCAACGGCTACGGCCGTTTCTTCTATCCGGCCAGTTTAAAAGCGTCTTATCTCCAGCAGCACCCGGAAGCCGCGCAGGCACCCGTACAATATACTCAAAAACCTACACAGAACGCACAGGGCGCTTCTAGGAGCGCTCAACCGTCCCAGCAAGGGCAATCACAAGCGCGGCAGGTTACGCAGCCTTCTAATGGCAATTCTGGCGCTGTAAATGTCAGAAGCGCGCCTAGTCCGTATATGTGCTTAAATTGTGGCGTCGAGATATCGCAAACTGTGCGCAGGATATCAGTAGAAAAGACAGGTAAGGCGCTTTGCATGTCTTGCCGCAATAAAGCATTATCGAATAAATAAGGAGTGATTTAAGTGTTTATAGCAGGTTGTGTCTGTGAAAACTGCGGTAAATTATTAAAAACGAAATTTACTACTATGGGAAAACTGATAACCTTTGCCCGTGATTCTGGCTGGTCGGTTTCTAATCACCGCCAAGGACCGGACGGGAAGCGAATGTATACATACTGTGATGACTGCCGCCAACCGGGTATAGGTCGGCCGCTGGCCCGGAAGAAATAATAAAACCCCTCAAATTCGAGGGGTTTTATTTATGCCGTTTTCATTTGACTTCTGCCTTTATATTAATTCGATTACGCAGAAAGGATAGCACGTTTTCCTGCAACCAGTAATACCGTGTACCCCTGCTGCTATATAGTACCTTGTGCGGCACATCTTCCCGAAGGTCTTTTTGCAGTTCCTTATAGCGCTTTCTAAAGCGTTTTACGGTTATATCAGGCTCGAACGTATTAAGAAAGTGCCTAATCAATCGCCCAGCCTGTACGCCAGATATAAAGTCCATTTTTTGAAGCTCTTTCCGGCGTTGTATCTGTTCTTTGTAATCATAGTTACGCAAGCTTACCACTCTCCCCAGATAGATTCTATCCGCTTATTCTCCCGGTCCTGATAGTCTAAGTATTCTTCCAGCAAGTCCCTGTCACTACAGGCTTTCATCTCTGCGCGCAGCTTTTTCATTGCGCTTTGACCGGGGGGGCTTTCAACGCCATAGACGCGCGTCACAGATTGCGCTAACAAATAGGCGTCGTAGGTTTTTTCAAATAACTTTGCTTTGCTTTCTGCGGTAATCATGGCGCTACTCTCCTATTGGTTTTCAAAGTATCCCGGCTTATACTCCCGTTGCAGCCAGTGATAAAACGACAGTTCGCATGTGTGAAATGCCTCGTTGTTGGGGTTTACCATACATTCATTGCAAACATCGCGTATAGGGCATTCAAAACAATCCTCTATAGTTACTAGGTTTGACAAAAATGTCCCCAGCTCTTCCGGGGACATTGTACGCATTTTGTCCAAATTAGTCATACTTACCTCAACCCGGTACTGCCGAAGCCGCCAGCGCCCCTGTCGGTCTCTGAAAGCTCGTCCACTACCACGAATTCAACATCTACGTTACGCTCAATGAGCATTTGTGCTATACGGTCGCCTGCTTTGATGTGTTGAACTGTGCACCCACAGCCACCCTCATACGAAGCATTTAATTTACTTTCATACATAGCTTTTACTTCTCCCCTGTAATCGCTATCAATAATCCCGCAACTATTCGGCTGTCTAAGGCCAGTTTTTAGGCCTGTGCTGCTTCTTGGAAATATCTTTGCATGATATCCGGGCGGCAGCTCCAACGCAAAGCCTAGTCCTATCAGTCTAGGGAAATCCTCTACATCAATATCTTCAATTGCGTAGCAGTCAAACGCTGCCGCGTCTGCGCTTCCTTTGGTCGGCATTTTCCCGCCCGGTAATAACTTTATTTTGACTTCCATTTTTTCATCATCCTTTCAAATTGTTTGTCAAGTGTTTCTGATAGTCTTCATTGATTAATCAGCCTTATAACGTGGACTTTATTCAACTTCCAGTTGACAGGATTCCTAGAGAGAATGCCGCAGTTGTTATCGTCACTATGAACGAAAAAGGGGCAATCTGTACAGAATTTGTATTTAGCACATTCATCCTGAATAGTTTTTAAAGCGTCTAACAGTTTTTCATAGTCAATCATTTCTACACCTTCCTTTACTTGTCTACTACCCATATACAAATTATGGGGAAAACGTAACTTGGCATATTGACAATATCAGTATTAATTTTCATGCTCGGAAAAATTCCGCTTGTTAAACAATCGTCATATTTAGCCTGTGTTTCCTGTGAGCTTTGCCAGTTGTTAGCAAGTTTTCTGCCAGTTCGAGCGCCTATTAATTGATAATGGTGGCTCTTGCAAAGACTTCTAATTTCGCTTACTTTCATTTTTTATACACCTTTATATTAGTAATATCATGGACATATTGTTCAATGACTTCTGCTGTAACTTTTTTCATCTTATACACTCTCCTTGTCATAGGGTGCTATATATCCATATCCAAGACGCTTTTTCTTTCCTCTGCGTCCATAGCAGCAGAATTCTTCGTCTTTCAGGTTGTTAAAACGTATTTCACGCCACAAATTAATTTTTTTACCATTAGACAGTTTTTTCTGCAAAATAACATATGTAACTCCAGAAGTTACGTTCTCTATGCTCACTACTTTATAAATCGTGCTCTGCGGGCCAGCTGTGCCTTTGCTTTTGTTATCTATGGCATACTTTCCGACTTCAAACCTTTTTGACATTTATTTCGCCGTCCTTTTCCCTTTTTTAGCATTTCTCGGTCTCCTTCTTTAAGAAATGACGATTCAACCAGTAACCGTTATTAAGGTTGACAACTATCCAGTTTAACAAGTCATTTTCATTGTAGTACCAGCGTAAAGTACCATATACGTCTACTGGCTCGGCCATTACATATTTTTTCGCGTTGTCCATAAGGTGTTTATAAAGCTTGTGCCAGTTATAGGCGCTTAAGTCCGGAATAACTTGCATACGCTCCCAAATCCTTTTCCCGGCCATCACGCCGGAGATATAGCCCTGCTTCTTTAGCTCCTTGATTCTTTCATCTGGTGACATCGTTATATCTCTCCTTTCTTTTTATCCCGTTCGAGAACAGCTACATAGTCACGGCCGTCGTGAAAAACACTTACGATACGCCAGCGGTTTAGGTCATATGTTTCGTTAATGTCTCTAAGTAACTGTTCTATCCACCGGTCAACTACCGCCACTTATAGAAGTGGCGGCTTGTAAGTCGGGAACTGCATAGGTAGTAGCGACATCTAAAAGATGTCTCCCTAAATCCGCCTACATTATCGGGTGGTTGACGACACCCGCTTTACCAAGGAGATTTACTCCGAGGTAGTTGATATTCTTTCGTAACGAGGATTATTGTCCCCAGAAATCCACATCGTGCCGAGGAGCTGGATATTCATTGCACCGATACGGTCATCGTTGGACCTGTAACCGCACTGACAGCTATACAGATGCCTGTGATGGTCACGATTTTCTTTATGGATAGTACCGCATTTAGGACAACGCTGGGAAGTGTATCTTGCAGACACTTTCAGAACCTCGGAACGATTCTCGTGAGCCTTGTAAGTTAAGAACTGTTCCAACTGGTAAAAACTCCAGCTTCTCAGGTCATAATTCTGCTTTGCAATTCTGGAAAGGTTAGAATCCTCGAAGCTGACGCCGGTCAAATCCTCAAGTACAAACAGTGTATCTTTGCCGTATTTCTCAACGAGTGTCTTAGAAATCCGATGGTTTACATCAGACATCCAACGGTTCTCTCGCCCGGAAATGGCTTTTAGTCTACGCTTTGCAGATTTTGTACCTTTGGACTGAAGCTGCTTGCGTACTTCTTGGAATTTATGGCGTTTAGTGGCAATCTTTCTGCCAGAGACAAACTCAGTTTTACCTTGTTCATCGTAACTAACCGTAAGGAAACGAAGTCCACGGTCGATACCGACAACATGGCGAACGTTTTCCTTCTGAAAATCTTCAACAGCTTTGGTGATAGGAATATGGAGATACCACAAACCTTTGAGTTCAATCAGTTTAGCAGTACCAAGGTCATAGGAGCCATCAAGGTATTCAGCGAAATGCTCGCTTTCAAAGGTACATTTGGTTCTCTTGCCGAGTGTGTTGATGGACAGGACTTGCCCGTCATCCACGAAACTGTAGTCTCGGTTGCGGACTAAGTCAGCCTGCGGCCGGCGAAAGAATACGGGTTTCCAGAGCCATTCCAAATCCTTAGGGATGCGTTGCCAGTTACCATCCTCATCCTTGTATCTATAAGGCTTTCGGAATAACTGTTGCTTGACTGTCTTGTATCTGGCAATCGTCGTCTTGATAGAAGACTGGGTTAATTGAGACTTCAAGCCGAACAAGCCACGAAGGCTACTATACAGTTTCTTGTTGAGCTTGGCCAGTCGATACCGTTCGGCGTTCAAGTTCTGGCAGATGTTTTTGACCAGTTCGGCCGGAAGCTCAACTTGTGCGTTCTCCCCGAAGTTTCTAACTGCTGTTTTAGCTCGGTTTATAACGTCCTGAATTATATCGCTTTTTACTTGCACGTAATCACTCCTTTCTATGTTCTATGCCTATATTATATACCCCCCTCTGTATATTGTCAACACTTTTATTTCGCCTTTACATAAAAAAAAGCCCCGAAATTCGGGGCCTTTTCTTTATTTGCTTTCTGGCCAGATGTTTGGCCAAACAATCGCTATAACGTCTTTGACCGTTTCGGCCGTTTCCACCTTGTTACGCAGCGCATAGAAGGTGTTATATGCTTCCGTCTGCTCGTTGCTGCTAATAAGCAGTACGCTTTCAAAGTCGGACTTCGACAACATCACCCATACACTGTTACCTTCTTCGTCCTTGACCCCAAAGCCCTGCTCTCCTTTTATTTGAGCTACGCTATAGGCCGAATTGAATTTGTTAATATCCGCGGCCGTGCGGTCGAAGTAAAATGTCCTGTCGCCCTGCTTGTACTTCGTTGGCTTATCACGCAGGAGCTCATAAATCCCGTAAGATCGGAAGAGCACACGTCTGAACTCCAGTCACATCACGATCTCGTATGC